CCTCTGCTTCAATTTCGTCATCATCTTCTTCGATGTCGTCGATAAAGTTATCAGCTTTTTCGTCACCGATCGCTTCATCTAATTCTTCTTCCGCTACTTCATCTTCTACAACTTCGTCTGCTTCGACTAAGTCGTTCCAAATTTCACGTGCTTTTTCTACGAATGCTTCGTGTAGTAGGTCAGAAGCTTTTGCTTCTTCGCCATTCACTAGGCTTTCTATCACTTTAATATAACGTTCGCGAGTACTCATTAGCTTTTCTCCTTTATCGAGGTTATAACACATGTATTTAGTCTTACTACAAGGTAAGATATCTTAAATACAAAAAAAACCGCGGTTTTGACACCGCTGGTATAAAAATAACAGTTATGTAGGTATTTTATCTACTCTTCTGCTTGGCTAGCGCCGTATTGTAACTGTACATCTTCGATCTTAGACGTATGCTCACTACGAGCCATTTCACGTCTATTACGCATCTTATTTAGATGTTTCAGTGTCAATCTAGGTCTACGGGTATCGTCAAGATCCCATTTGTTCAAGTTATCATCTTCTGGTTTTTGAGCAAGTTCATTAAACCTCATTTGATGTATCTCCCATATCATCGTTCAGTTCAGCATCTGGTGTGTCAGTTGGACCATCCATGCCTGTATCTGCATTCTCTGCATCAACGTCAGTTGGTTGGAAACTATCAACATCGGAACCTCTAATACCTAATGCTCCTAAATCTCCTGTTGCTGTACTGTCAGGCATATTGCCTTTTTGATTTTCTTCTTTCCACAATCTTTCGTTCTCAACCATTTCTTCTTCATTTAGTCCTAAGTACCTATCAAGTAAGAATCTTCTTGACAAGTATCCCACGCCTTCAAGCTGACCAAATAGTTGTGCTTTTTGTGCATCAATTTCAATTTGTCTATACTGTGAGAAACTTTGTGGTTCAACAAAGTTTAGTTCAAATAAACTAGAACTAACATCTAGTCCTCTGTGTTTACAGAACATTTTAAATTCTTTGTCTAATGTATTTTGCAATGTAAGTTGTAGTCTTTCACAATACTTTGCAAAACGGAATTCTTGTATCATTGCTGTACCTATACGTCCATCGTTAAATGCCGCTATACCATCTTCACTTCCAGTAGGAAGGTACGATGTTGGTACACGAAGTCCACGCATAAGTTTGTTATTAAAGTACTTTAAATCATCAATCTCACCAAGGTTTTCACCGCCCGGTAATACTTCAACTTTAGATCCACGTCCTTCTGCTGTTTGAGCAAAGAAGTAATCTTCCATTATTGATAATGGGTTATAAGCCGCATCCACAACTTTAGTACCGCCACCACTCATATTTGGAATACGTGTTTGGTGTACTTCGTTTTTAACTCTTTCAACAAAGCCCATTGCTTTATGTGCTGGCATATTACCTACGTCAATATAGAACACACGTCTTTCTGGTGCTCTTTGTACACGATAGATAATAATACTATCTTCTAGTAATTCTTTTTGTTTATATACTTTAAATACAGATTCTAATATACTGTTACCAAATGGCCAATTTGCATTCATGCCATCACTTAGGCTTACGTGTACTACGTTCTTAGAATCAACTGCATACTCTGAATTAACACCTTGTGAATTGTTTGCATTAACAACACCACTGTTTCCTTTACCAACACTATAACCTGTTGTAGGATTAACCGCAGTTGAATCTGCATGTTTCTTAGTATCTGTTGCAACCATATCATGTAAATTTAGTGCAATATTTTTAATTATGTATTGATCAATTTGTCTGCCTTCGCTTTCGTTAACAATAGCTTTAGCAACATCGCCTGGTTGTACCCATATAAGTTTATATGTTTCTGGATCTCTAATAAAAAATTGATCTCCGTATTTAATACATGATCTAAACATAGTAAATATTCTACGTTCAAAATCATTAATTCTAACCCACTGTTTTAATGCAGTTTCAAGGGCAGTAACTTCTGTATCAGTTGGAGATGTTTTGTACTTAATTCCAAAAGGAATACTTGATTGTGGATCTAATTGTGTACTAAATTCAGCAATAGTATCTAGTGCCGCATTAATTTCACTGTCTTGGTCCATTTGATCATATTGAGTATAACGTTCAACTCTGTTTGGTTGCCCTGAATATACCTCAGGTAGCCAACTCTGCCAACGGTTTGTTTTAGTATTACCCGCTGTTCCATCATTAACGTTATATCTTGTAAAGTGTTTTTTCCAACTCATATTGTTATTATCCTTTGTATTTTAGTATTTATGCCTTTAACGGAAGTTACTGTTTCTTTCCTTTAAGGCTTTTTCTAATACTGCATCCTCTTCGGCTTTTATTGTCTTTTGCAACGCCGCAATTTGTTTTTCCAATAAAGACATTTCTGTATTGATCAAACGTTTTTCTCTAGGATGTTTAGTTATTTTAACCGATTCTTGTCGATCTGTCAACCTATCTTTGAGTATAGCTAGTTCCTTACTCTTAGGTATATCCTTTGGAACTGCTAATACTGGTACAGTAGAAGGTACGTTTTCACTGAGGTTCATAGGATTGCTAGCTGATCTTCTTAAAATGTCATCTTGATATACGTCAGATGTTTTATTAGGTAATGGAGCTGTTCCTAGTTCTGTTTCAGTTATTGCTTCATTAAAGAAGTTAGTTGATTTATCTTTAATTGTTTCTGAATTGTCACTAAACCAATTTGAAACAGTTTCAATTTTTGTTGATAAACTATTTAAATTTAATGTAACAGCGTTTTGTGCTCTCAAGAACATTTTGCTTGCATCGTTCATTGCTTGTACTGTACTACCTGATGCTGTTAATTTTGCTCGGGTTTTCTTATTAAGTGCTTCAATCTCATCAGCACTTAACTTTGCATATTTTCCAAAGTTCTTTTTGATTAATACACCGCTTGATTGTAACTCTGCAATTGCTTGAAGTATACTATTATCTACTGCACCAGCATTTGCCATTTTAGTCATATCCATATTAGTAAAACTTTGCAATATGTAGTTACCAGCTTCTTCTCCTCGCAGTTCTCCTGTTTGAATCATTCTTTCAATATTATTAAAAAAGTCTTCTCCCATTACTTTTGTAAATGCTGCTCTTGTTTCAGGAGTTAGTGTAGATTCAAATTCAAAGTTTTCAATATTACCTGTATACTGAAACAGTTTCTCACCCAATGCTGTTGCTAGCTCTTGTATCCTGCCTCCACCGGCACCTTGGTCTGATATTAATGATAATTGTTGTAATATGTGTTTTGCTGCACTAGCTTGTTCATTTTTACCATTGTCTCTAAGACCTTGTAAACCAGCCATTTCAAATGTTCCACTAATAGCAGCCATTTGTCTTTGTAATGCATCACTTCTATTTAAAGAAGTTAAACTTGCCATTGCTGTACTTTCTACAACTAAGTCTTGGAAACCTTTATCTAACTTAGTTCCCATACCAGCAAGCGTCATATCTATTGCGCCTGTTAAACGTTGTGTTTCTATATAAGCCGCATACTGATTCATTAGTTCAGTATTTGAAAGTCCTAAATCACCTAACTTATCTGTAGCGTCACTAAGTTTCTTAAACATACTTAGAAATTGTTTAGAACCGCCTGATACATCTGATCCAAGTGCTGTCATAGTGCCACCAAAATTTGTTATAGTATCTGAAAATGCATTATAGGTTATACCTGCTTTCATACTGTCATCATACAAATTATCAAATTCAGATGCACTAGAATAAAATATAGCACCACTGTCAATCATTTTCTTTTGTACTTCTGCAAACTGTTCAAACTTGGCTGCATTCCAACCTGCCCATGCTAGTGCAACATCAGTTACTGTACTCATAGTACCGCCAAACTTAGTAAAAAATTCACCTAGTCCTTTGGATTTTTTCATTAGAGACTGTAAGCCACCGCCGCCAGCTGGTCCTTTAAGTTTACCTGCTAAACTATCAACAGCACCTACCATACTTGATAATGGCTTTTCTGCATCACCAAAGAATGTTGCCGCTTTGTTTATTGCGGATGCTGTACCTGTTGTTCTATCTAAAAATGTTTTTTGATTTTGTTCTGTTGATTCACTGTTTGCATCAGCTGCTTCTACTACTGCTTTTACAGATGCTATTACTTCTTCGTCTACTTCTTTAAGTTCTTTAACACCGTCCAGCATTGTATCTGAAATAATATTAGTACGTTGTAACTGCTTTGCCATAGCAAGCAAAGTTGATTCACTTGCCCACGCCGGAAGTTCAATGGTAGTACCATCTGGTAAAGGTATATTATTTTTTTTGGCCATTATTGTGGTCCTCCAGTAGTTATTTTCTTAGCATCCATTTCGGCTTTCTTTTCTAATAACATTGTATAAAATGTTTTTTGTTCCAATAATTGACTTTCTAACATTAGTTGTTGTGCTTCAGCTGCTTCTATTTGTTCATCTGTTGCATCTATAGTTTCGCCAGCTTCGTTTGTGTATTCGGGTGTTTCAATAAACGACTCGATATGATCCATTCTAGACTGTGCTGCATCAATTTTTTGTTTAGCTACCTCAATTGATATATCAATATTCTTATCAGTAACTTGTGCAAGTGCTGCTTCTCTATTAACAGTCATTTGTTCATCATAAAAATCATCAAAGTCTGATTCCTTACCAAAGAACCCACTTACTGCTCTACCAAATTTCATCAAATTATCTGTTACAAGATTTATACCTGTATCCATTGTACCAAAGCCTGGTGTTAATATTTCTTGCAAGTTTTGAAATGTTACTGCAAATTTGTCTATAGTATCAATTGATCCATCTGCATTATCAATTACACCTTTATAATAAGAAGTTGTTAATAACTCGTCTGTGTCTGCACTCATATACGAATCTGGTATTGCTTTTGTTCTTGCTATAAGTTCATTTGATTCACGTAGGTCAGAACTGACTCCAGGCTTAGGCATTGCATCTTGTACCATTTTTACAAGTCTTCTTTGTCTGTCTACCATGGCTTTGTTGTCACCTAATTTTCCTTGAGCTGTATCTTCAACCAATGCTATGTATTCTTCTGCAATTCCTGGTCCTACTCTACGTAGTTTTTCTATTAGTTCTCTGTTAACATTGTTTGCTGCTGTTGTATCAAATTGAAAATCTCCAACTGTTGATATTACGTCTTGCTCAAATGTCTTAGCAAAGTCTTCTCCAAATGTTCCCGTCATTAAGATTGCTGCTGTACCTTGTGCTTGTTCTATATTTTGTATTGCTGCCTTGCCAAATAATTCTTCAATCTTTTTTGTATTTTGTATAATATTAAATTGTAACTCTTCATTGGTACGTGCTTCATTTCTAAGATTTAATGCTTCCATTCTTTGCATGCCTAAGTTATTACCAGTAAACATTGCAAGTGCATTAGCTGATTCAAAAGAGTCAGCAACACGTCTTTTTGTCATTGCATTCATTTCTTGGATTTGTCCTAACTGATAAAGTGTCTCAGTTTCTTGTGCTAGAGATCTAGCTGTATCTTGTATGCCCATTCCAAAATCACTAAATTTATCATCGTTCTCAATTTGAGAAAGCATTTCAGATAATTGATATTGTCCTTTAATAACATCGCCGCCTGCTGCAATCATAAATGGTTGTGTGGCTGCTGTAATGTCTGCAAATTCTTTAAAACCCATACCCAACGAACGTATACTTGATCTAAGTGTAGTGTACATATCTATATCACTAACAATAGAACCAAAGTCAATTAATTGTCTAGCATACTTGTCTTGTTCAGTTAATAATTTAGCAAATACAGTACCAACACCTGTTGCTGCCACCATACCATACAAACCTGCTTTAGTAGCGCCGCCAATAGCTGCACCAACTGCATTTCTTCCGCCGCCTAAAAAGTCTCCTGCGGCTGCTCCGGCGTTATACATTAACTTAGCTGTTTCGTGTGATAGATCTGCAACTGCCTGTATGGGTGACATATCAGACATAACTGAGCTCATTGCACCTTTTGCTTTTTTAGCACCCTTTTCTATCTTTTTTTCTAGTTTTTCTGCTTTTCGTTCTGCTTCTTCAGCTTTACGTGCAGTAGTTTTAACTTCACTAGTACCGGATCCACTTAATATGGCTGCAATTTGACCCATTGTAATGTTTTGAGAGGTCAGATCACTGTTAAGGGCTTGCAGTGTTTCTTCTGTAGCCCAAGGATAGCGTTTACTTATAAATTCAAAGTATTGGTTGTCCATTTTTCCTTCTCATATTAACCGATGTTTTAATTCAGATAAATACTATTGTAATATACACACTATTTATGGTATTCATAATATAGGTATATAATTGGAGAACAAACATATGACGAACCCACTAATTCAAGCATATAGAAAACCAGCTTTGTACATTGCATTGCCAAGTAAGGGTAATTTTTATAAAAATAAACCTAAACTCAGCATTGATAACGAACTAGCGGTATATGCTATGACAGCAAGGGATGAACTTATAACTAAAACACCAGACGCTTTGTTTAACGGAGAAGCCACTGTAAGTTTAATTAGAAGTTGTTGCCCAGACATTGATGATCCAGATTCAATGCCTGTGAGCGATTTACTTGTAATACTAATTGGAATTAGACAAGCAAGTTACGGTAAGGAAATTGACGTAGACGTTAAGTGTCCAAAATGTGAATTTGATAATCAACTACAACTTGATGCAAGTATAATGTTGTCAAAAACAAAATCAGAAATAGTCGCACGTGAAGTAACGTTAGACTCTGGTTTTAAAATAACTGCCAACCCATACACATTAAGAGATAGAACAACACTACAAGTTCAACAAATAAAACAAAACAAAATGATTCAAGGTTTAAGTGATGCAAAATTAGATGACGTTGCTAGACAAGAATTGTTTGGAAAAACATTTGTTGAGATTGCTGAACTTACTGTTAGTTTAATTACTAATAGTATTGAAAGTGTACAAGGTCCTGAAACTGATATTATTTCAGACAAGGAAGTGATTAAAGAATGGTTACAAAATATAACAAGAGCAGACTACGATGTAATTAAAAACAAAATAGAAGCACTAAGTGAAAGTGGTTTAGAAACTGAATTTAATGCTAGCTGCCAAGAATGTAATCACAATTGGAAAACTGGTGTTGATTTAGATATTGCAAATTTTTTCGGGGGTTGATAGCTTCTCGTCAACCCGTAGAAATCCAAGAACTAGTTCAACGATACGAAAAACAGTTAGAGAAATCTGAAAGCAGTTTCTTAGACATAGTAATACGCAGTGAAGGTGCAGTAAGTTATCAAGATATTATGATGATGCCTGTTCCGGCTATAAAATTATTAGTTGAAAGAATGAATCACAGAGTTGAAGAAATCAACAAATCTAATCGCGGTCCTCGCCGGTAATTAATTTATAATAAGTATCAGGCCAGTTGTCGTAATACTTTGTAGTTTTTAAGTACTTACGTTTTTCCATTATATCTCCACGCAATTGAATAAACACACAATCTGTAAAGTTCTTTACAAAGTGTCCACTATTTCTACTACTCGTAAAAAATAATAAATCAGGATTGGCAACCATTGCCTCCTCGCAAAATTTTTCTACGGGTTCCATATCATTTATATCACCTAACCAGGCAATACCAATCTCATATGTAGATTTGTCAAAAGTGTTTAGTTGTGATAAACTATCACGTGCATCTATAAATTGTATTTTTTGCTGTAGTCTAGCCTTACGTGCAAACGGACATACTGGTAAGCCAGAGTCCTGTTTAACCTCAATAGAGTTTTGGCTCCATTTAAGGAATTCTTGTTCAAAGTCAGAAAAGTTCATTATATTGATATCATTCTTGTTTATTGTTCTTGATGTCTTACGACATCATCATTATCACAAAGCTAACGCTTTGTTCAATGCATATTGCTTACGCTTAATTAAAGTATCAAACTGTATTAGATAAAAAGCAATTTTTTAGATCTTAATTTATATTAATATTTATCTTGTTCCTTGGCAAGATATTTTATTCACACTTAGCCTACTACGGGCCAAGTGTAAAATGAGTTCTTGGCATAGAACAGCACCCACATTACCATAGTAAACCTAGTTTAACACCTAGGAAGGGCGGTTACGCTGTACCCTTATTACATACTGCCTTTCTAACGCAGAAACATCCGGAGCCATGGTATCGACTTTTGGACTATCCTCAAGTTACGAGCGTTCGTAGAGCTTGATCTTTTTGATTTGTCAAATCAGTGTATTGACATTTGCAGGCACACCAGTATCTAGTCACGTGAATTCGTAACCTCAAGGTGAGTCGACCAACGCCGACCAAACGGAGCCTTGTTGCCTGTGTTAGTTTTGTATTAGCCTATATTTGCGAGATTTGGTATCTGTGTATTTTGGTTTGTATTAGTAATTATCTGATGCTTTAATTATTAGCTGATAACGCAATTAAAACCTTAATTCTTGTTATACTAACAAGAAAAATATGCGTTGTCAACCTTTTTTCAGATGTTCTGTAAGAATTTTTGAACTGCCAACCCTTACATTAATAATGCCGTTATAGTATTCATCGGTTTCTAATACTCTACGGTCAAATTGTTCTTTAGCTTCTAAATAGCTTGCAACACCTCTACTAGGACAAAAATGTAATATTTCTCTAGTAAATTTATCTGCTCCAAGTGTTAGTACGTCAGCATTTAAATGATCTGACGAACCCCAATAAGTCTGCCAATCACTTTCTTTAGTGCCACGTCTTTTATTCTTTTTACCCTTTAACGGTGGTTTAGTTGTTTTGAACTTTGCTAGTTTCTTACCAATGTACTTACGATCATTAGTAAGGTTAGTTATTAAGTATACAAATGCTTCTACGCCGTCTGGTATCTCAGTGATTATTTTATTTTTGTATGTCCAAGGGACTGTCTTCTTTGTACCACTCATCTATTAATCTTTTAATTCTGTCTAATGCGTCCATTCCTATAGATGCTTGTTCTATTGTGAAGGGAGCATGCTTTAACACATACTCTTTATCTTCTAATACAAATTCTTCTTGATCTTTATGCATCAATTACTTCAATCTCAGTATTAAAAGTAGTGAAGCCATTTTCTTTTGTAACTTGTAGAACGCTGTTAACACGACCCACTAATTCATCTCGATGAGATATAAGTAAAATATTTTTTCCACGATCACGTTCCATTTTCTTTAATACGCTTAATGCACTTTCAACACCAATTGTATCCATACCGCTATCAACAAGTTCGTCAATGCATACTAAGTTAATAGGATGATTCATGCTTTCAAATACATCACGGAAACTCCAACTAAGACCTAGTATTAATCTGTTACGTTCACCTCTTGACAAATTATCAAAGTCTAAGTCTTGTCCAAGTTGTGTAATAGTTACAGTTAAGTCACTTTGGAATTGTACTTCATGTGGTAAACCTAAACGTGTAATATAATATTCTAAACGTGTGTTTAAGAATTGTAAATTTTGTTCAATAATCTTTTTACGAATAAAACTATCTTTGTTTGTAAGTAGTTTCAATAAAAAGTCTTGATGTTCTTTTAATTCAGTAAGTCTATTAACTTCTGTCCAACTTACTTCTTGTAACCCAGTATTTTTTAATGCTTCAATTTGTTCTGTATATGGGTCTAATTCCTTTTCAGTATTCTCAAGTAATATTTTATTTTCTTTAATTTTATTTTGATGTTCGTATGCTTCGTTCAAACTATTATATTCAATACGTGGTGCAATGCCAATATCGCCAATTTCTTCAACAGCAAGTTTGTATTCTTCCATTGCTGATGTATCATCGTCAATATGTTTTTGAGAATCATTAACTAGTTCTGTTTTTTGTTCTACTATTTTATCATGTTGCTCATCATGTATTTCTTGTCCACATGCATAGCATTTATGTTCTAAAGTAGAATCTAAATCTGTTTGTGCCTTGTTTAAACGTTTTTGTTCACGTTCAATACTACTAGTAAGTCTTGCTATTTCAGCAGTTAATGTATCTCTTTGATTTTTCTTTTCATTGAATTGTGCAAACTCAGCATGTGATTTAATTTCAGCGTCAATATCAATATGTTCTAATGCATTAACTTCACTAGCATATTCATTTATTTTTTCAATCTGTTTACTAGCCCAATGAGTTTGTCTACGTTCTAAATCTTTAATACTACTACCAATACGTTCATTGGCATCTTCAATGCCTTTTATTCGAAATGTTTCTTCAGTAATTCTATCTTTAGTATTCTTAGTTAAGTCTTTTAATATATTTGCTTTTTGACTAAGTTTTGTAATACCTAACAGTTGTTCAATCATCTCACGTTGATCATTTGCTCGCATACTTAAGAATGGTTCTGTGTATGTGTTTAATGCACAAATATGCTTAAACATTGTATGACTCATACCAAGTACATCTTCAATAACTGCTTGGCTTTGTCTACCTTCGCCTTGCATTTCGTCAGTGATGCCTTCGTTGTTATCAACATCGTTTACTAAGAACTTAAATATGTTAGGCTTACGTCCACGTTCAATTCTGTAACTTACACCGTCTTTTTCAAAGTCGCAAGTTACCATCATATTCTTATTATTAGTTTTATTAACTAGATTATCTTTTTTAATATTGTAAAGTGCATTGCCATACAATGCATAACTTAATGCATTAATAATAGTAGTCTTACCAGTACCATTACGAGAACCATCTCCTCCTAAGTCAATGTTATTACCTAATACAAGTGTTAAGCCGTGTACGTCAAAGTGTACAGCCTGTGTGACATTACCCACACTCATAAAATTCTTTACGGTGATATTTTTAATTGTTAGCATGTTTACGATGTTAATCCTGTATAAATGTCTACTAATAGTTCTTTTTTGATAGTATCGCTTTGTACTGAATCTAGTTGTGATAATACAATACTGTCTACATTTTCAACTTGTATATCAACTCCTTTATTCCAGTCTTGTGTATGCTCTTCTTTCTTACTTGGCATAAGAGCAATCTCACGTAAGTCATATTGTTTAGCAAATGTTTCTTTAATAAAGTTTGCTTCTTCATATGTTATACCTACGTCAAGTGTTACACGACAATAAGTTTTGTCTGACAAAAACTTGTCTGGGTCGTCAATAAGTTTACTTAATGTAAGTGTACGATATTTAGGTGCATCAGGCCATTTTAGATATTCGATAGTACCATCCCAATCTAAAATAGTACAACCACGTTCATCATCCCATGCATCAGCATAGTTATGTGGAAAACAATTACCTGGATAAATTACATTACCGTGTTGTTGTCTTTTATGAAAGTGTCCACTAAACACCATTTCGGGTCCTGATAAATCTTCTGCTTTTAGTCCACCATGATCTGGCATCTGTACCATTGCATTCATATAGAAACTAGGTAGTTCAAAATGACCAAACATATATTTACATTTAATATCTCTCAACGACTTCCATTCGTCATCACATAGCCATGGAATAAATGCAACACCGTCTTCAACAAAACGCTGATCATTTATCATTCTAATCTTAGGAAAATCTTCAATCATAGACAAACTATGAATCTCACGTTTTTCTCTATAATAGAGATCGTGATTTCCTGTAATCATAATAACTTCATCGAAGTTATCATTTAGTCTACGTAAATTACTTGTTGTATAGTTTAATGTACTAACATTAATACTTGCACGATTATGATGCCAGTCACCTAAGAAGAAACATTTTTTAATACCTCTATTATGTGCCTCTGATATCATCCAATCAATAAAGTCTTCACAATCTTGATTGTGATGCCGACTATTATTCTTCATGCCAAAGTGAATGTCAGTAAAAATTATTGCTTTGTCAAAAAACATTTATTCTCCAGTTTCTTCTGCTTCAGGTTCGCTATCTGTAATATATACTGTTTTCTTTAATGTTGGATTCTTTTCTTTGAGAGCTTGTTCACGTTCTTCGTGTGCTTTCCACTCTGCATTAAATGTTCTAGTATTACTTGGATTCAAACCTTCTTCTTCTAATAAGTCATCTCTAATGTTCTGACTACGTTTTTCTAAATTAAGAACTCTTGTAAAACTATTGTTAATAGCGGCAGTATAATATGCAAATGGATTTTGTGATTTAAATTCATTAAACTGTAATCCAATTTGTGCCAACTGTAGTAATGCTTGTCCACGCATTTCGTCTACATAAGTGTATCCACGCCAGTTACCACGCATACTGTATCTCTCACATAGTTTGATATACATACGAGCTAGTCTATCGTTTGTTTTTCCATGGTCTACACTAAAATGACCGTTATCTCTTCCACCTTCCCAATGACTACGAGCTACTTCTTCTAGATCGCCTTCAATGTACGCATAATGCTTAAATGGTGGGAAGTTACATTTAGCATGTAAATCTGCTTCTGTTTTTGGTTTGTTTTTTCTGTTTTCTTGTGGGACATGATCAAATGTCATTACTCTAACCACAATATCATCGTCTTGAATAGTGTCTATATCTACTGCGAAATCTGCTGCCCTGGGTTTAGTTTTTTTACCTGTTAAACCTTTTTCCCATCTTTTAACTTCAGCTTCGTGTGCTAGTTTCTGTAATCTTTTTGCTCTATTCTGTTTAGCTTCTGCAGTCACTTCCTTAGTTATTGCATCTAAGCCTTCAACAATAATATCATAATGAGTATACTGATCATCACGTGCCCAGCAATAAGACATCTTACTACTGTGTATCTCTCTTAACAAATCTTTGTTTGTTAAGTAAAATTGTTTTGGTGTTTTCATTAAAATATTCCTTTGTTAGCGTTATTATACGTAAGTACTAGTTGATTGTCAACCGGTTTTTTAAAATGATAAATACTAACGAACGGAGAGTAGTATCATGCTAATTGAACACATATTAACAGAGGGTGTAAACAATATTGCCGTATTTTATGGCGGTCGTTTTCAACCTATGCACCAAGGACACAAAGATGTTTATAAACATTTGTGTAATAAGTTTGGTGCCGATAACGTATTTATTGCTACAACTTTTAGCCAAAAAGCAAAAAAAGCACACGCTGGCGGCGACTTTAGTAGTGATCCATTTACGTTTGATGAAAAAGCAAGCATCATGAGAAAGATGTTTGACATACCAGGAGATAAGATTGTTAACACAAATCCTTATAGACCAGACCTAGCCGCAGTAAACAGAGACCCTGGAGATACTGCTACAATACTAGTATATGGTGCAAAGGATGCAGATAGGTTAGCAACAGGAACAGGATTCTTACATAAAATGCCAGAAGACATGGATGAACTAATTCCAACTGCCCAAGATAGAGGTTACGTTTACGTAGCTCCATTAATGCAAGGCGGAATGAGTGCAAGTGACTTTAGAGCAACTATGGCTAGTGCTGCACCTGATGAAGAAAAGCAAAAGAGCTTTACTAATTTCTTTGGTAAATTTGATCCAAATGTATTTGGATTCATTAAGGAGCGTCTAACGTAATGGCTGGTATAGCAGACAAGAATAAAGCATCGCTTGTACTTAAAAAACAAGGTAAACCATTTTTTACACTTGGAATCTTAAATCCATTAAAGGATGCAGGAGGTGTTGAGTTTCCGTTCACACCTACTATTCAGATATCACACCAAACATCTTATGGACAATACGATGTTCCAGGTTCTAATTATCAACAGCAATACTACATGAATACTCCAAACCCAAGTATATCAGTAACAGCAATGTTTGCCGCTAATTCAGATGAAGAAGCAAGATATACAGCAGCCGCATTACACTTTTTTAAAACATGTACTAAATCAGATTTTGGTGCTACAAGACAAGCAACCGCAGGTACACCACCTCCTATATTAAAATTTAATTGCTATGGGTCTGTTCACGCTAATAATGTTCCATGTGTAATACGAAGCTTTAACTATACGTTACCAGAAGATACTGATTATGTAGATGTATCCACAGGCAACGAGACAATGAGTATACCAGCATTATTGCTAGTCAGTTTAGAACTAGCACCTCAACTTACTCCAAAGAATGTAAAAGATGAATTTAACATAGCTACCTTTGCTAGTGGACTTGCATTAAAAGGTGGAAACAACGGAGGGTTTATTTAATGGAAAAATATAGAACAGATAGTTTATATAGAAACACAGAAGTAGTTGGTTCTAAATTTTTAGATGTATTATCAATTGATAATATTGACGTTAAGAATACAATTACAAAAACTATAACGCTAGAACCAAAACACAATGAGCGTCCAGACTTATTAGCATATGAGTTATATGGAAACTCAAAACTATGGTGGGCATTTGCGTTGTTTAATCAAGACAAACTTCAAGACCCTATTATAGATTTTAAATCAGGGCTACATATTATAGTTCCTGTAAGGTTCGCATAACATGGCAGACAAGTCACTAACAGCAATAAATTCTAGAAACTATAACCCAGGAAACTTACGACCAAGTAGTAAGTATACATGGAATGGTGAAGTAGGACAGAATGGCGGCTTTGTTGTTTTTGACAGCCCAGAAATGGGAACACGTGCTCTTGCAAAGAATTTATATACAAGTCAAGAAACACATGGTAATAATTCAGTACGTGATATTATTACCCGTTGGGCACCACCAAGTGAAAATAATACAGAAGCATATGTTCAAAAAGTTGCAAAAGAAATGGGAGTTAATCCTGATGCCAACTTAGGTAGCTTACGAGACAATCCAGCTACTACTAAAGCACTTGTTAAATCTATTACTAAACACGAAGGCGGCGGATTAGGAATTTACAACGATAAACATTTTGAAGACGGTATTGCACTAGCTAACGGTAAGTCAGCTGCTGAGATAGATTTTCAAAGAAAGCCAGAAAACTTTGAGCCACCAGCAGATGCAAATGATGGCTTTGCTGAAAACGAAGACGGAGATCTTGTACCACAAACAACTGTACCAACTAAACCAGAAATAGCTAAAAAACAAATTGAAAATATTGTAACTTCAAATTGGATGAGTACAGTTGATTCGCCACAATACATATGGACATTATTTCTTGTTGACAATGAGACATTTAACGATCCAAATAGTTTACATGGAAGTGAATCAGCAGTGTCTGCAGGTAAAGCAGTTATTGTTGCAAGGCAAGGAGTAACTACACAGTTCTCTTTAGATAACTTTGCAATGATAGCAACTGTAACACCAGGACAAGCACACGGTAATAGTACACCAGGAATCATTCAGTTTGATATAATAGAAACTTTGGGATTTACTTTTTTAGATAGAATAATAAAAGCCGGTATTGGGTTGGGAAAGCCTGGAAATTTACACGAACAAAACTTTGTTCTAAAATTAGACTTTGTTGGTAGAGATCCACTTACGGCTGCTAGTGTCAAGTATCCTGGAACTTTTATATATCCAGTAAAACTAAATCAAATAAGAAGTACAACAGGTCCTGAAGGAACAAGATACAATGTTATTGCATGGTCGTTAATTAAACATGCACAAACAGAAACTGTTACTGATGTAGATGTAACAGTTAAAAATGTAACAACTGTAAAAGAATTTATTGATGGGTTTGTAACAAAATATAATAGTCAGCAGATGGAAATGTTATCTCCTGTAGATCAGAAAAATGGTAAAACTCCTGATAAACAAATTGAAATAAATTTCGATGAAAGTAGTAATGTTCGAGGCATCAAAGGATTAATGAATTTTAATTTAGCAGTTAAACCTTGGGGAGCTACTGCGAATGCTGACAAGGCAGGTGGACAAGCTAAGAACTTAGATAATGCAGATGCAAATGATATTACAATAGAAGCTGAAACATCCATACCAGTAGCTATTGGAAACAAGGTGCAACTGAATACTCCGGCATTTGCTGAGTATGTTAAGGAAGCACAGAAGATTGGAATGACACCAAGTATTGTTGTTGATTCAAAACCAGTTTATCCAGATAACTTTGCTGGAACAGGAACAGGCGCAGATGCATATGTTGGACCAATTAAAATTATATACACAATTAAAATACATCAGCATTGGGCAGCACAAAATGGAGATAAAGCAACACACAGAAAAAACTTTGCTGATACTAAATTCCAAACAGAAAAATTTAAAATGTTACCAATTGAAAAGAATTATACATTTCTTTATACAGGATTAAATACTGAAGTATTAAATTATCAAATTGATATAGAAAGTTTATATACAGTGGTATCAGTTCCACAAGCTGGAATATATCATGCAGACAAGTCAGAACAGTTTACTCCTACTACGCCTACTAAAATTACTAAGTACTTAGAGGATGTTCAATATGATAAGATGCCATCAAATTATAACGATTACACAAAATTTATTAACAAGCCTTATTCAATTGGTGAACAACAAAAAAATGAAACAGATGCCACAGACACGTTAAACGCTAGTCTCGCAGCCAATATGGCAAAAAGAGAATATGATTCATATAACTTTTCAATGGAAATAAAAGGCGATCCGTATTGGATGGCAGGATCGTTGCAATCTATTGTAGAAGGAGCAGACAGTCCAGATTACAGTAAACGAGATGCATTAGTATCATTTTTACAATACAATCCTAACGCAGAAGACTTATTAGAGTTTCAAAGGAGAGGTCCAGTTGATCTAGTATCAAGTGGAATATATAAATTAACAAAAATTGAAAGTAGATTCCAAGGTGGAAAGTTTACACAGACACTGTCTGGATTTAAAGATCCAACAACAAATACACTTTTAATATTACCACAACTAATAGAAATATCAGGAGCATAAAATGGCAGGCTATTTAAAACATGACGGAGTACACGTATCAAATAGAGTTAAACAAAGCAACGAAAAAGGAACTAATACTCTTAGTGGAATTTATATTGCTCAAGTAATAAACAACGAAGACAGTTTATATACGGGTAGAATTTCAGTAAAGATTGCAGACTTTGGCTCAAAGGATAACACACGTATTTGTTTATTAGCAACACCATTTGGTGGACATACAGAAATTAAAGAAAGCGGTGATGATGAAACTAAAGAAGCACAAGCACCTATAAGTTATGGAATGTGGCCACAGCCACCTGAAGTTGGAACTAATGTAGTTGTTGCATATACTGGTAGCCAGGAACAAGGAATTGTTTTGGGTAGCCTCATAGCTAAAGATAGAAACGCTATGATGGGTGGCAATGCTAGTGGACAGGTTTATGCAGACGGACAAAAAAGTTTAGGACCAGCAGTTGAAAAGAATCCATATGATCAGAATGATAGTGATACAAAACCATTAGACGAATTTAACCAAGCAGTATTAAATGAACAAGGATTAAGTTTAGACTATGTAAGAGGACACAGTCAAAGTAGTGCTAGACGTGAAAGTCCAAGTAAAGTATTTGGTATAACAACTCGAGGTGGACATACGTTTACATTAGACGATGGTGACGACGGTGGCAACAGTCAAAATATTAGATTAAGAACAAAAGGTGGAGCTCAGATATTAATGGACGACACTAATGGATTTGTTTTCATAACAACACAAACAGGTGATGCATGGGTTGAACTTGATCGTTCAGGACATGTAGATGTATATAGTAAAGCAGGTATAAGTTTTCACACAGAAGGTGATTACAATGTACATGCTAAAGGAAGTATTAATATGCAGTCAGAACAAGGTGTTAACATTAAAAGTTCTGGAGCAGATGGAATTAAAGTAGAAACAAGTGTAGGTAACATTGATGTATACAGTGCATTAGATATTAACATACAATCAGATGCCAATTACGGTTTACTTGTTGCAGGTAATCAAATTATAAAAGGTACTAGAATAGATATGAATGGACCAGAACCAACACCAGCTACAAAAACTACAATACAAAATCAAGGAGCTAACACAAGTGTCAAAGTATCTACAGCAAGCAGAGTTCCAGAGAAGCATCCTTGGAAAGGTGTTGAAGCTACTCAAGAATCATTCAAAGCAGGAAAAGGAAATACTGCATAATGGTTGATTTTATTTTACCTAATAATATTAGTAGTCGTAACTTAATTGATTACACACTATTTCAAACATTGGATGCTAGTGCAGTTAATGATCAAAAACCAATGTCTGAATTAGAAGCTAGTTCTAAATTAATTAATTTAAAAATTAGAACAACTGGTTGGACAGGATACAATAAAGTTATTGACAAACAAACAGTAATCGGTTATGCTAATAGAGATGACACTCTTCTACAAGGTAATGGTATCACCGAAGAAGATGCTTTCAATATATGGATAGAAGATTTCAAAGACAGAGAAAGAAGATTTAAAAATACATTCTTATTAGAAACATTATCACAAACACAATATGATGCAATGTTAAGTATGTATTTACAAACTAACACATTTAATGAAGTAGGTTCAGATATTAGAATGTTTGATCTAAGAGAATTTATTGACAATAGACAATGGAATCATATTGCTACTGCTATGACTATATGTGGGAAGAACAGATTACAAAGACAAGCTGATGCAAAAATATTAATGCTTGGCGATTACGGAACTAACAAAGATAGATCATTAATTAAAGAACAAGGCTTACAAGTATTGTATAAAGAACATAGTGCAGGTGTACTTAATCAGTTGCAAACCGAACAAGCAGAATATGTTTACTATGCAGAAACAAATAGATTCTTACCAAACATGAATGAAAGCCGTAAAAGAATTTTAGCAAAACAGCTAAGTTAATCCCCCACTGAAATAATTTAAATACTACTATAACAAGGAATAATAACTTGAATCACGCCGTACTCTTACTTAACGCAGATGGAAACCCGTTATCGATATTTCCATTGAGCACAATTAGCTGGCAGAATGCAGTTAAAGCGTTATGGGGTGACAAAGTACATGTTATTAAAAATTATGATAATCAATTCCTCCGGTCACCTACAGTAACTATTCCATTTCCAAGTATTGTTATGCTTAATACATATCATAGACAACCCACTAGAGCTAAGTTTACTAGACGTAATGTTTACATCAGAGATAATTATACGTGTCAATATTGCGGAGATAACTTTGCTTACAATGAACTTACACTAGATCATGTTATACCAAAGTCAGCAGGAGGCAGGCTAACTTGGGTTAATACAGTAAGTGCATGTGGTCCTTGCAATGTAAAGAAGAGCAATAACTCATATCCACTTCCAAAAAAGAAGCCAATTATTCCTACATGGCATCAAATTAACTATTCAAACAAGCGTCATACCCTGTCAATTCCCGATATTGCATGGCAAGATTATGTACAATGGCCAGAAGATAAGCTAATTTTACAATCATAATCTACCTACTTAATTATTTGCATAAATAGTTGTATGAGCAATATAATTGGATACACAACAATAGATCAACCATACACGAGCAGCAATCTATCTAATATAGATTTAGCGAAGCGTGATCTGCTAAACCATTTCCATATCCGTAAAGGAGAGAAGTGGACAGATCCTGAGTTTGGTTGTGACTTACCTTTATACATATTTCAACCTTTAGATGACATCACAATGGATGCTATCAAGGAAGAAGTATTTGCAGTAGTAAATTATGATCCAAGATTTGTAGTAGATGATACTAATATCATTGTTAATCAAGATGCTCACTATGTTACTATTAATGTAAAGCTAACATATGTACCAACAACAACTGCAATAGATTTGCAGATCAAATTCGATAACGAATTTCAACAGAACGCAGAGTTTTAATTATGGCACAAAAAACTAGACAAACAAAATTATTTGCGGCAGAAGACTATACAGTTGTATATGAATCATATATTAATGCAAACTTTCAAGCATTTGATTATGATACTATGCGATCAGCAATGGTCGAGTATGTACGTAACACATACCCAGAGAATTATAATGACTGGGTAGAATCAGCAGAATTTGTATCACTACTAGATGTAGTTGCACAATTTGGACATAACTTAGCATACAGAGTAGACCTCAATGCAAGAAACAATTTCTTAACAACAGCCCAAAAACAAGAGTCAGTATATAAGCTGGCAGAGTTTTTAGGATATCAGCCAAGACGTAACGTGCCAGCGTATGGTGAGATGAAAGTTATTGCAGTTAAAACAAATGAAGCAGTTATTGGTAGTGCAGGAACAAGTTTAGGTGGAACTGAAGTTAAATATGAAATTACAAACAACTCAAGTAACTTAGATGATTTTATTACAATATTAAATGCATCAATGCAAAACAGTAATCAATATGGAAGTCCTACTAAAAGTTCAGTAATTAATAATATTAAAACAGATTTCTATGATTTAAATAATACACCAAATCAAATTAAATTTGATGTTGAAGGTGTTGCACTTGGTAAGTCAGCAACGTTTAATATTGTTAACAGTGAATATGATAGTGTTAATAAAACATTCGTAGAAAAAATGCCAGACCCAGTAAGTTCGTTTGGAATTTATTTTAAAAATGACGGCAAAGGTATTAACAGTATTAATAGTGGATTCTTTGCAGGAGTTAAACAAGGATCATTAGCATACCAAGACTTTGTTATTTCAGATCCAATTGACAACGCAGTGCTTGATGTAACTGCAACAGACATCAACCAAAACGATGTATGGGTGCAGAACATTAACGATACTGGTAACGTTACTAAGCAATGGACAAAAGTTTCAGATGTAAATGGAAATGTAATTTATAATAATTTAGCTAACGGTGTTAGAGATGTATACAGTGTTAAGACTAGAGAAAATAATCAAATTTCAATTGTGTTTCCAGATAGAGCATTTGGTAACATTCCAAAAGACACAATAAGAGTTTGGTATAGAACTAGTGCTAACAGTACATATGTTGTTAGACCAGATGACTTAACAAATAAAAAAGTACAAATAAATTATACAGGATTAGATGGAAACGTATACACACTTGTAATAACGCTACAACTAAAACAGCCAATTGCAAATGCAAGCTCAAATGAAACACTAGATAGTATTAGAGAAAATGCTCCTAGAAATTATGCTACACAAGATAGAATGATTACAGCAAGTGATTATAATACAATGCTTGGTGGTAGTAATGGTGGACTTATTAAAATTAAAAGTGTTAACAGAACATTCAGTGGACACAGTAGATATTCTAAATTTACAGACCCAACTGGTACGTATTCTGATTTATACTTACGTGGAAGCGATGCAGTAGTTTCGGAAAGCGAAAATTTAGTTTCGTACTCAACATCAAGTTCAGATTCGTCAACACAAATATTTGAAAAATATGTTAAAAATATTATTGACAACGATGAATTTGTAAACTTATATTACACAAAATTTAAAACAACATTTGAAGGACTAGCAACTTCAGCAGGATATACTACAAACAAATTTACATGGGTTAGTCCTAGTACAACTGCAAGTGGTGCAAAGAATGGATATATTACGGATCCAAGCAATGCAGGATTAATTCAACGTGTGGGTGAAACTTCAGATACTTATATGAAGTATATAACACCAGGCGCATTAATTAAATTTAAAAAAGTAAATGGTGAAGAACTATGGTCTAAAGTTGTAAGTGTATCGATGAACGGATTAGGTATAGAAAACATTGGAGCACAAGCCGGTGCACCAACGGGCAAGCGTAAGGACGGTACAGGTGCAATTGTATTGGATAGTATTATTCCAGGACAAAGCACAATTGAAGTAATTTATCCAGCATTGTCTAGAAGATTTATTTCTAGAGAACGAGATATTATTAAAACATATTTAGATGCTAAAAGATCATTTAGTGTAAAATATAATTACAAAAATAAAAGTTGGGATGTTGTAAGTGAAAACATTGGTAACATTAATGATGCATACCCAGATAATTTTGCACTAGGAAGTGATAGTTGGATTTTATATTTTGACTATACAGGCTCAGCATTTGATATTTATTTGAGAACAATTAGATTTAATTTTACAAGTAGTTCAGTTAGATTAGGAAACATACAAAACGAATATGATTTAAGTTCGTATACTAAAAAAGCCAAACGTGATCAAATAAAAATAGTTGATGCGGTTGATAATGCGATAGTAGAAACTGGAAAGTTTTTTGTATATGGATATGATCAGGCTAGCACTAACAATTATAGATTAGTATTAATAGATGGTAACGCAGATAGTAGACCAGATAATCCATTAGCATTTAATGAAGTAGTAGGATTTGGTAACCCAACTAAATCAAATTTAAACTTTGAATGGCAACATGTTACTACAGATAATCAAGTAGTAGATCCTAGCTTTACAAATGTTATCGATGTGTTTGC